TCTACTTAGACGGTGAGCTGGTACACCAAACCGATTACAGATGATCGAGTTTTTGTTTTGCATTGTGATTGCGGGGTTGGTTGTTTTGCAGCTGGCTGCGTTGTCTAAAATGTGGGGTGATCACTGATTGTGTGAGTGCAGTTGTTGCTGCCTCACCCACTCTAGGTATTCTTTTTTAGTCTTACGCTTCTGCTGCTGTTGTTGTGGTCTAGCCATGAGAACATTACAGCTACATCCCGCCGCCGATTCTTTGTAAGCTTGGACCTCTGGGTCGGTAGTCTGGATGTTGTCGGCCCTGCAAGAATATTCTTCCAGTAGCCTTGTCTTTGAGTTGGTAATAATTTCCTGTCGGATCTGTTATATCGATTTGTTCAAACGGCAAACTTTCCATAACCTGTCTATTAACACCTGCTGCAATTCCCGAAGCATCAGGACGCTGTATGCTTTGACCGAATCCGTAAGAGTCCATATCCATGCCGGGACCAATAGGTCCAGCGGTTCTCAAACGCTCTGCTCTTTCAAACGGGTTTAGCGTCATTTGGTTAGAAAAAATATCAAAATCACCTGACTCAATTGTGCCAGTGTAGTTAGGTACGTTTCTGGTCGAGGAATCTTGCCTGCCTGTTACAACGTCCTCACCGATCTTGGGGGTGTAGCTCGAAGCAAAGGCTCCACTGCCTAACATGCTTGGTGCGCCTCCATATTGTTGTCTTGCGGCCTGTCTCGGAGATCCTCGCCCACCTAACAACCCAAAGCCTAGCAAGCCTCCTTTACCTCTCAGCCCAAGCATGCCTTTCCCGCTTTGCTGTCTTCCACCGCCAAACAATCTGCCGATACCGCCTAACATTCTGCTTTGTGGATTCATGCGGTCTTGAAAACCAGTAATTCGATTGACTGGTCTTGCGATACGATTTAACAAGTTACCTATGCGTCTGCCGCCGGGGAGGCGTTGTCCAAACTGTCCTAGCCTAGTGAAACCTCTGGTTGCCATGTTTTGCATCATCGGTCCAGCTACAGGTATAGAACCAATACCAGTCCTGTTAGCAAACATTCTGCCAAACATTTGTGGAGCTTGACCATAAATAGGCCCACGGTATCCGGGTCTATAAGGTACAGGCACGCCACCACCAAAACGATATTGCAACACGCCTTCGCTGTTGTAATCGAATGGTGTGTTAGAATTCATTAGCTGTACTTCTTTCTCATCATTTGCATCGAAACCAATTTGTTTACTGATACGCGGATCTTCTACTGCGCCGCCCTCTGCGCTTTTTATAATAGCAGATCCAGCTTCTTTTGGATCGAATTTAGCCTGCTTCGATCTAATCGTCGTCGGATCAAACGTAATAACAACGTCAGACGATTTGTGAGCTTTGTCTATTGCGTATTGCTCTGCTTCTGTAATTAACTTTTTATAATTAGGTATTTTTTCTACAGCAGCCATGTCTTCTGGACTTAAAGGATACTTGAGATCTACGCCTTGCTTACGCATGTACTCACTGATATCAGCAAAGTCATACGGACGTTTTGCTAAAAACTTGCCGCCATAGTCTTTGATGTTTTTTACAACAACACCCTTGTGGCCAGCTTCTTTAGCTATTCTGGCAAACTGATCTGTTGTTAAAGTTTCTGTGCCTTTCAAGCTAGGAAACAATTCTGTTGCTTGCTTGATCGAGCCGTCAGGCATCGTGACGGTTAATCCTTCAACAGATATTCTTGCCCAGTTTTGCGCTCCACCTGCTGGTGGCGTTAATGTGATGTATTCTTTCTTGTTTAGATACACTGGGTATATTGAGGGCGCTCCCGGTCCTTTGCCGTATGTGCCAGCAACATTAGGATCACTGCTAGTAAAAATACCGCTACCCGCTGTTTTGGTCTGACCAGTTTCCCTAGAAGGAAGTCTAAACTCTTCTATGTCTGCATGAGAACCATGGTAGTACACGTTGTCCGTGTCATAGCCCATGTCTTTAGCTCGTTGCATGCGAGCGGTAGTAGACATATCTAAATCTTTAACAGCCTTGCTACCAAGCTTCTTGGCTATATCACCCACAACAGGTATCAATCCAACCGCTGATAGCGAAGCTAAGATTGCAGGGGTAGCTGCTTCGCCGTACTGGCCAGCTACTAAATTTCTAACAGCGTCTCTGCCGTACTTAGCTGCTGACGCTACATCCGCTGCCAGTCCCGCTGGAGTAAAGCCAGCAAGAATTTGCGCGGCTAAAGGAGTCTCTTCGTAAGCTGCTACACCTCGATCCAGAAGATCAGGTTCAAAGATGTTTACGTCTTCAGTAGCCATTACGCAGCAACTCCAGTTAACGACACGATACCGCCTTCAGCATACTTGGTTCCGTAAGTTCTGTTGAGATACTTAGCCAAGTTTTCGATCAACTCGTCGGTTACAGGCTCTACCATTTGCCGTGCGCCCATGGCTCCTATCATTTCGCTCCTAGTAAAAGGCCTCGGTTTTATTTTAGGATCTTTTGGCTTGGTAAGCGCTTTCGACATATCCGCAAAATTTTGCGGGAACAATAATTCTGGTGGTGCGCCTCTACCAGTTAGTCCGCCCATGTAATCTCCGGGGATAACCGTGTCATAACTCAAATGAGACGAGTCCTTAAAAACAGACGCTTCTGGCTTGCCTTTGAATATTGTGTATCCAGTTTCCGCTGGATTAAGGGTTCCTTTTGGGCCTTGCGGATAACGTAAGTCAGGATTAGTAATGGTTTGCAAAACGTCTTCGTATATTGGGAATCCTTGATCTCTTCTAGATGGCTTTGACATTTCTGCAACTACCGCTTTGCGAAGCTCACCTGCACTAGCGTTGCTTGGTACTTCACCAAGAAGCTGCGGTACAAGATCAGGGCTATCTAAACCAACAAAATCTTTTATGCCTTCTTGTTTTTTAGTTCCTGTTCTTACTGTTTTGTTAAAAGATTCAATGTGTTTTTTAGGAATCTTTAAATAATCGAGCTGACCAACCATAGATAAAACGACTGGTGTAGAAAAGTTAATGCCTTCTCTAGCCATTCCAGTAAAAACACCCAAAGGAGGCAAATCTGTTTCTTCTAAGGCCTTGGCAATGTTAGATTGTTTTCCGCTCGCTGCTCCATAGTTAGAAGCCCAGCCATAGCCTTTGCCCATAAACTGCGGATAACCCGGACCACCTTGTACTTGTACCGGGAAGCTTAACGGTACGCCTTTAATGTCTGTGAGCGTTCCAATGCCAGATCGATCACCTTGCACTGGCACTAAGCTGTATCCATACAAATCATTTGGATCTAGAATAATTCTTTCTTGCGGAACCAAGTCTTCTATTTGGTTTGCAGCTCTAGCTGAATCTCTGCGCCTTACTGCTGCGCCTGTTGCGCCTTTTTGTTTTAAAGTCTTTTCGTAAGTGTCAGCTCTTTTTTTAATCATTTTTTCATCAACAGGCCTGTTGAGATTTATGTCTATAGAACCGACTGGCGGATGATCACTAATAAATACTTTTTTCAAATCATCGATACTAAAGTCTAGGCTTGCTATTCCACGCTTTGCAGCTTTGCCAGCTATACCCGCACCCTTGGCTACACTTCCAAGTGTAGGTCCAAGCGCTGCACCCGCTACAGGCACGGCGTACATTGCGTCTCCCAGAACACCTAACCCCTGCATCGCTGCATCGAAGTATTCTCCGCGAGAAATATTTTCACCTAGGCTTGGCATGTCTTCTGCCGCAAATGCGTCAATAAGCCCTACGTCTCCCGCTGGCATCGCAGGCATTTCGCCTGATGCATCTATGAGTCCCGCGCCGGGAGCAAATTGGGAGCCAAGGTAAGCAAGCTGCGCTTTACTAGGCAGGTAGTCGAAGATATCTATATCTTCAGAGGCCATTAAAACCGTTTAGTAAACTGAATGCCTGTTTGATCTGGCATACCCCTACTACCTTCTTTTTTGAAAAGTTTTATTTCTGGTTTTTTGCCTTCTTTACGCAAGACAAACTGTTTGCTCTCTGAGTCACCACCCAAACGTCCCAGCAATGAGCCAATGCCTTCTTGAGCTGCAATTATTTTGGAGGCGGCAGGCATTCTTGCATCAATCATGCGATCTGTTGCAGTATCACCATAAGTCGTCTGTGTAACAATTTGCTCTTCCATGGTGGGTACATCGCCATAAAAATATACTTCAGCAGTCATATCAGCTTCTTGAGGAGTCAGAGGCATGAAAGCGGGAAAGAGTCTGGCTGGCATGCCTTGATCTAACGCTTGGTTTAGCTTTCGGAAATCATTTTCAAAAGCTTCTCGATCAAAACTATCTCCGATACCGTAAGCCCCAGACGCTTTTTTGCGCTCAATGTCTACGCGGCCCTCTTTATAACGACTTTCTATTGCCTCGTAGCTATTAAACGCCTCTGGGTCACGCTTAAACTCGATGATTTGATTAAAATTAGGCGTTGGGGTGAACCTAAGTTGCATGGGAGGAGGAGGCGCTGCGCCTCCCTCTTCAAAAATGTCTATGTCTTCAGCTGCCATACTTTACCTCACCATTTGGTTTTGTTTGCCCAGTAAGCCGCAGACATTTTACCTTTCGCTATGTTCTTAGCGTGACGCGCCTTGAAAGATTTACGCCGCGCTTTTTGTGTTGCAGATTCACCCTTCTTTGGTTTACCAGCAGTCTTAACGCCCTGCTGGCCAAAACGTATTAATTTTAAACTATGCCCTTCTTGGGCCAGAACCATGTGAGATTTTGTTTTATGGCCGGGGGTGCGCTTGGGTTTGTTAACACCCGCGAGATTGTGTTTCTTTAGAAGGTTCTTTCTTCTAGTCTCATGTGCCACTGCTCACCATCCTTTCATACTTCGGCCAGTTTCTGGCCATCACCTCAAACCATTGCTCCATCGTCATTATACAGTTAAATCTGTTATCCGCAGGCCATTCTGTATTGACCGCATAAAACGGCAAACACACCTGCACAGGTTTACGATTGTATTTATATATCAAAACGGGAATTTTATCACCTGCGGATTCACACACCTGATCAAGCCACTCAGGTTTGTAGGTCCAGCCATCGGCGTAATGTTTACACTCCACCGCATGATATGGGATGTCGATGTCCGCAAGGTCTTTTTGCTGATATTGGTCCAAGTTTCTTTTGCAATTAAAATTTATGTCTTGGGACTCCAACCACTCATTTATTTGCGTGACCACAGATCTTTCAAATGTAGCGCCTTTTCTCCTAGAATCTGCGCCCATAGGGTTCCTTGATGTTTGATATAACCATGTCGTCAGTATACCATTGAGTTGCTGATGTGCCACAACTCGGCAGTGTTGTGGTTTCAGGGCCAACCCCGCCCAACCCCTATCTAACATCCCTAGGGCGGACCATAGCCGTCCCTATCAACGATCTCCGGTAAAGAATGTTGGTAGGGGCGGTCCTTTTTTCCATGTAATTTTTTGAGTATTGAGTGTACCAAACTCAGCTAAAGCTATGCACCAGCCGCCGATCTGCCACAGGGGGTGTACGGGGGTCCGATTTTCCAAAATCTCCTGATAAATCAAGCACTTAGGAGTCCCGGCGAGCCTGTGCCGTATCCCCTCTGCTCACTGATCGCACATTGTTGCACACATTTGCACACGCCCACACACGCAGAAAAGCCTGCTAGATCAATGACTTACGAGCTTTTTTGTTTTTCTGTGGATTTTTGGAAACTGTGGGAAGAGGCGGCGCTCTACTTGGTTTTTTTTCTAGAAATCTTTTTCTTCCGGGTCAATCTTTTCTGCGCCGAGTAGCTTGGATAATCTCTCTTTAATATCCTCGCTAGACATCGAGTCTATGTTCGCATTGATATTGAGGTTCTGAGATCTGCTGATGTTTAAACCAGCCAGTTGATTCAGCTCTTTGATGGCAGACACAGCCGCATTGTGATGTCCATCCTCGAATGCAGTCTCCGCAATCTTCCACAACATGGTCCCGGTCTTCTGTGGAGTGATGGCATACTTCTCTCGCAGTTCATCCTGCTTGATCATCACGGCCTTGGTTACTTTGGGAAACGTCTTGCCATTGAGCATCTTGTTGGCAGCTGATGATGGAAACTCGAACCCAGCTCTTCGAGCAGCTTCTGTCTGACTGCATGCACCTTCGGTGTAATGCCAGACAAATGCATTCTGCATAGCAGTAATGCCTAGCTCCTCGTCCTTATCAAATTGATCCGGTACTGCGACTAGCTGGGGCTTTTCTTTTTTGGGTCTTCCTGCCATTTATCCCTCACGTAGTTTGCAAAGATCTCTTTAGCTTCTTCTCGTTCATACGGTTTTTCATTGTAAACTTTTTTCTCATCGCAGTTAAGCAGAAACCACCGATCAAAGTTTTGGTCAAAACTCTCGTTGCCGTTGTATTTAAACTCTTCCATTTTCGCCTCCATTTCACTAACAGGTAGTGCAGGGTATATATAACCGCATTACTACTTGTTTGTAAGCCACATAACTGCTTTTTATACTGTTTATGTGCCTATTAAAAATATCTTTATATACTGTTACCTAACACTACCTATAGTAATAAACCCAGTAAACATAAGGCTTTCAGCACAGGGTGGCATGCAGTGCATAGGTAGCCATTTTCACCCTTCATTCAATCGCCTTTTCCCCGTGCCTATTTATACTCACTTATACATCGACACGCTGCAACCTAGTGCAGTGTCTCTAACCCTTCATCAGACACTACCCAATCGGTCAGCTCACCGACTACAATGAGGCCTGATCCTTCTGCTATAAGCTCCGCTTCTTGTAGTGTGTTAGCAATGAGCTTCGGTCCTTCGTATTGCACCTCGTCCCACACAAACTTGGTCAGAAAGATCTTCACTTCTCTTTATGGTCTTCCATGAGCTTATGAGCTACTTGGCCAGCGCCAAACCACACAATAATAGGTAGGATAGCTAAAACACCCGCCACAAAGCTTACAGCCAGCGCTATATAGCCTAGGGCGACTTTAGGCTTCGCCTCAGTCATTAAATCCTCCGCCATAACTCTTGTATCCTCCAGAATCTTCTTCATCCGGTGAGTCATAGTCGAGGTCATATACTTTCTTTCCATTTGATCTCCTTGGCTCGATGCCACGTTCATGTAATATGCGTGCAGCTTCCTTGAAGTCTGGCATTCTGGGGTTAGCTATCCCCAAATCGCGTAAAAGCTTGGTCATCTGCACTGGTTTTGTCTGTTTACTGCTAAACCGTATGTGTTCGAGGATAAGATCCTCCACAGACGATTGTGTGCGGTATATTTCGTTGGAATCGTTCAACATTTCACGCTCATCGGGCGACAAAAACCAATTTTTTTGTCCCGGCACGTACATTGTCTCTTTAACTTCGGCCCACAGCTGCTGCATATCAATTCCATGGTTAAAATTAATGCTTCTGACCGGAATTACCCAAAATCTTCGATTTCCTGACGTATCCGTTAGGAATTCACGTGCGTTAACGCTTGCATAGAACGCTGTACGCCGCTGATAACGTGAAAAGCCTCTATCATATGGTAAACGCAGCTCGTCACTCCTAGC